AGTAATATCCTCCTGCCTCTCTAATATCCACCTATCACCAAAACTGTATATGAAACCACCAAATGATTTGAGGGCTTTATTCATTGCGTCATATACATTATCATATGAATAAGAGTCATTATAGAATACACAATTCTGAACATAGGTTTGAGGAAGAAAAGTATCCGACGTACCTTTATTCATAGTATCTTCAAATAGAGTCGAATTAACAAGTAAAGGAAACTCTAAATTGGTTACTTCAAGTAAATTATTAATCAATGAATAGAGATCAGTTGTTCCACCTATATCACTGAGTATCTTAGGATACTCCCCTTCTACCCTATGAAGATAATCTGTAAATTGAACTATAATTGCAGCATATGGTAATAATTGACGTTCATTTATATCACAAATAGTAAATCCTCTAAATACCACCGTACCATCATATAAAATAATGCACATGAATTCCCTTTCAGTAGAAAGAAGTAAATCCTCCAGATATACCATATTCGTTTCATCCGCTGCAATTACCACTTTTGCTCCTCTACCTATGATTGGAGTCTCATCATCGGCATAATTACTTTCAATAGATACTTCAGTAGTACGAATATCTATTATACCACCTACATAATCTTTCTTATAAATCGCCACATTAACATTCTTGTGGAAATGATTATAAAAGACTGATCGATATTTTATTTCGTAAGCCATGTGATTAATATATTGATAATTTCTTACCTTGTTTCTTTAATATACCAACTAACCTATCCCCTTCTATTTCAAAACGTACAACACCTTCAAATTCAGGTTCTTTTGTTTTTATCTTATCCAATGGAAGTATATTGTTAAATGAATTTTCTAATAGAGCACTCATTCCTCCTTTTGGAATAACTGTTTCTCCAGATGTAAGCCAAGCCGGGAAAGTATCATTAGGATAACCAGGAGGAATTTCTCCACCTTTTGCCATCTTAGAAGCCGCCATTATTGCAGCAATAGAACCAAGAACAAGGGCAACACTGGCCGCAATGGCAAGCATGTTTAATGGGAAAGGTATCTTGGCAGCACCCTTCATCATAGATGCCCCTGCCTCCGTAAAGGAAGCTGTTGCCGAAGCCTCTTTAACAGGAATAGAGGCAGCATCTACTGCCGTCACAGCCTTAGTTGCCATTGTACTTGCTGCCTGTGCTGTACCTAACATTTTAGTGGCTTTTGCAACTCCTTCCATTAATGCAGGAGTTCCTCCTATAATTCCATTATATGTATCTGTTGCATTGGTTAATCCCTCTAAAGCCTTGGTAGTGTTTTCAATTTCCTTAGGCTTAAAAAGATTGGCAATACCTGTGATTCCACTTAGACTGGATATATTTGCTTTTTCACCAATTCCACCAATGTTCTGTGTTGGTGCTATAAGTCCCGGTATTGGAATTGTATTCTTCTTATTGAATCCTTCCATTAACATTTTAATTCCTCCCTCTATGCTTTCCATTAAGGAGGCACCAACATCCATATTTGTTCCTTTTATCCGAGACATGGCTGCTTGTAGAATAAGAGCCTTGGCTGCTGCTTTTATCATCTCAGCAACAATATCTTTTAATGTTTGTAATATAAACTTATCCAGCTTTTCTCCAAGTGTTTGGGTTTCATCTCCTCCTTCTATAATGATATCAACAAACCCATCAAAGGTATCCGTCAACATCCCTATACCTTTATCGAGCCACTGCATACTTCTTAACTCCTCAGCAAGAATTTTGAATTGCATTGTAGCACCCTTACCTGTATCTGAAAGGTACCTCAATTTACTATCCAATACAGACATATATCCAGAAAGCAAATCAGAAGCGGAACTGGCGGTACCCATTACATCATTCATGTTCTGCAGATGTGTCATCTCAGACTTTGCTTCCAAATCAATCATAGCCGTTTGTAACTTCTGAATATTACGAATAGCATTCTGTATTTCTTCCTCAGAGACAAGACCTTTGTTTTTCTTAAGAAATAAAGCCCGCAAATCACGTTCGGCTGCTTGTAGTTTGTAACGTACAACCTCTATCTTACCTGCCAGATTACCAAAAGCATTAGCCTCTGCATTAAGGATGTCTAATGTCTCCTTATCTACAGCATCTTGTACTACCTTACTGTACTTATTCATTCCCCCAATTAACTCATCGAGTTTCTTTAATTGGTCTGGTGTAGGCGTTAATATTAACCCAGAGGAATCTATAGGTGTTGTTAATATATTAATATACTGATCTACTGCTTTCGTATAGACATCCAACTTGGCTGTATTCCTATCAAAATCTGGACCAAGTATTAATTTCTTCATGTCTATTGCAGCAAGATCAGCATTGAGCTCATTCATAAATTTGGAAGAAGCCTGTCCTACTTCAGTAAAATCAATACCTAATTCTTTCAACCAAACAATCAGTGATTTAATCATAGGATGCTCTATGGTTAATTTCCACTTCTCACCTACAAGTGTTTCCAAGGTACTTGTAAGTTTTTTAGCTTGCTCATCTGCTAAATCAAATGGTTTTCCCAGATCTTTATTGATTGTTGCCATTGTTTGTAATCCAGCCATGGCATCCATCATATCATTCCAAATAGCCTGTAACTCATTATTATATGTAACCACTTCCTCTGCATCCTCTTCCGCCTGTAGGGCTATTGCAGCTTTTCTTGCCTCCTCCATTCTCTTCTTATATGCAGTAATAGCAGTACCAATATCTTCATACGCCTTTTTGGCAAAATTTAGATTTTCAAGTTGTTCCTTAGCAAGTTTGTTATTTACTCTATCACTTTGATTAGCCATCTTTTTATTCTCCTGGAACTGGTTATACATCCTGTAGGCCTGTTCCCATACCTTCCTTGCCTTCTCTTGATTTTGTGTCATCTCATCCAATGTCATCATTCCAATATCCTCAGAGGTGATTTCATTGAACTTTTTCATTGTATCATTAACCTTGATCATCGTTGTATTAAAGATGTCACTTTCTTGGTAAGCCCTTTTAGCTTCTTTATGGAATTTAATAATCTTAATAGTTCCAAATGCTATTCCAGCAGCAAGAGCCCCTATTCCTGAACCTAATGCTACTCTACCAAAGTTTGCCAATGTTTTGGTAGCACCAAGCATTACACCCTTCCATCCACCAACGGCTAATTTATATGCAGCGAATGCTTTAATAGAATTAGTAATCCAAGGAGCTGTTTTCGCTGCGGTCTCCATTGCAACAAGATCTCCTGTTAATCCTTTTACAGCAAGTCTGGATGCCCTGATCCATTTAATGAAAGTCATAAAGAATCCACCATATGCATATTTTAAAACACTACCTAATAAAGCTAATGGACCTATTGCAGCTACAAGGGCACCTGCATAGACAATGGACTTCTTTAAACCGTCACTAAGATTATCAAACCAGGTAACAATGGATTTTAATATCTTTACAAGAAATTCTAATACAGGTAACATAATCTGACCAAAGGATTCTCCAAATGTATTTCGAATTGTCTCCATTGTAGATTTCATGGATTTTATTCTCTTATCCATTCCTTGAGCAACAGCACTAAATGACCTTCCATAATCACCATTTGCAGCAGCTACACTCTTCATAACCTTGTCATTATATTCTAAGTTCTGTCCAACCAATGACAAAGCTCCTGTCATACCTCTAATGTCCCTAAAAATACTCTTCAAGAACATATTACCTGTCGTCCTATTTGAAAGGTCTTGTAACTGAACCAGTACCTTTAATAAACCTCCTTCTTGTTTTAATGTAGCATACAAATCTTCTGCTGTTACTCCAAACTCTTTTAATGCTTTTGCTGCTCCACTTCCTGGTTTGATTTTTAATAAAGAGTTAAGCATACCTTTTAAATATGTAGCAGCATTTGCTGCAGAAGCTCCTTGTAATGACATAGCAGCCATAGAACCTGCCACCTGCTCAATACCAAGTCCCATGGCTGAAGCAATAGGCAATACTGATTGCATAGCAGTAGAAAATCCATCTGCTTCAATAGCACCCTCCCTAACCGCTGCCGTAAACACATCTGCTGCTCTTGTAGAAGTTAATCCTTCTTTCTTGTAGGCATTCATAGAAAATACCAACAGTTTTGCAATATCCGCTGCTTCTCCCATTCCAGCAGTGGACATCTTTGCTGCAGTCCCTAATATTTTCATTGCCTCTGTTCCTTCTTTAAACCCGGCAGATGTGATATAGTAAAATGCTTCCGCTAATGCTTGAATGGATTGTCCTACCTCTGGACCCATTTTTATTATTTCCTGTTTGAACTTCTCCATTTCCTCACGAGGCATTCCAACTAATCCTACAACCTTATTCATAGCATATTCAAAATCGGAAGCTGTTTTTAATGCTGCCTTACCTGCCATTACCATTGGAGCAGTCAATACAATGGATGCTAAATATCCAAAGGTTCTCCACCTTTGAGCTGAAGCAAATATTGATGCGGAAAGCTGATCTATTGATTTTGTAACAGGAGCAATTGCAGCAGGCATACCCCTGAAAGTATTCTTTGTTTTATCTCCTGTAGATTTTGCTTGAGTTTCCAAAGCCTGTAATCTGGATCTCGTCCTATCCGCTTCTCTCTGTACAGAACGAAGCATATTCTGCATAGTCTTCTGAGCCTCTGCAATTCCCTTTAATCGTATGCCCAAGGTAGCATACATCGAACCCATGTCAGCCATTTCTCTTTGTTTTATTAGGTGTTACCTTTTTGGATTGAATACCTATTCTTTTATTTTGTTTCTTTGCAAAACCTAAAAGGAATTCTTTCATTTCTTCTACACTCTGCATCTTTTTCACTTTACCTTCACCTGACCAATCTGGCATAAAATCTGATATCTCTTTATGTTTTGAACCTTTCTTTCCATGTATATCAATAGCCAAATTTGTTACTATGGTATCTAAAGCCGCAATCCTAAAATCGTCCCTCCATGTACCTATTGGATCTAACCTGTCGTATGCTTCCCATTCAATCAATTGGTTTAATGTTAATCCTTTTCTGATTCTCACCATAAAAGGAACACCAAAGATCCTGTAAACATCAACCGTTCCATCCAATAGGTAATCTGGATGGATAATACCTAACTCTCTACAGAGTCTAAACTGGAATTGCCGTCCGGGACGGCATCTGAGTTTTTTACTATTGCCTCCTTATCTTCCTCTGATATTGCATTTATTTTCTGGGCAACATTTATAATTTTTTCCAGTTTCCTTGCACTCATACTTTGACTCAATACTGAGAAATCTCCCGGTCTCAGTAATAGGTTACCTTCTTCATCACATATGGTAACCACAGCCAATTTAGCACGGAAGTCCTCAGTAGATTGTTCATAACCTATGATTGTTCCCTTTCCATCCCTATTCTTCTTTAACAAGGACTGTTCAAACACATCACGTTCACGTCCCGTCATTTGACGTACGAAAACAAATTCATCCGGGCCTAAGTCTACCCGGGTTACTTCCAATACTTCTCTCTTTAGAAGAAGTTCTCTGTTTAATAAAGCCATTTTGATTAACCTCCAATTATTTGTTATTAAAAAAATCCTTGATTAGGACCAGTTTGATTATGCACCCGTTCCTGTTCCAGAGTTCACCGTTACCTGCCCATTGACTTTAATAGTCACATCAGCTGTAACTTTGTCATCTACTGGAATAGTGAGTGGTAATTCTGTTACCAATCCCATAAATTCCAGAGAAGTTACATCAGCATCCGGTAGAACAATTTCATAAAGAACATCGTCATCACTCTCGAAATCGGCCTTCATAATATCGTATGTTGCACGAGTGAAGTTCATTGCGAGAGTCACAGTACCCCCATCACGAAACCCAGCGATGAATTCACGATATCCACCAGTGGAGTCCAATGACGTTACATCAATAAAGTCTCTGGTCATTCCAGGTCCTGTTATTGAGTTTACCTCAGCGATGGATGCCCACCCCGTAGATGTATCCCATCTGCGAAATAGTGTTCCAACACCAGCAATAGCATTACTTGCCATTTTTACCTCCTTTGTAAATTTAAGTTAATAATAAATCTGCATCTGCCATTATCATCCCAATCCAATAAAGTTGGAACGTTGGTACAAATAATGGACTCATATAATGTATCATTCCATGTCTCGTGTGCCCGGCCATGTAATGATAAATATATTTCATTTAATAGATTAAAAGTTACTCTTGAATCATTCCCACGAGCACGAATCTGTATGGATGGGTATTCATATCCTGTATTTGTTAATCCAATATATGGAGGAGAACCATAAGAATCAAATATGGTTACCACATTATCAGGAGTTGCAGGCTCTCTGTTAATAAAAAGATCCTCAGCAAAGGTTAAGCCTAACTCAGTATCTGCTAATAGCATATCTTTTACATCTTCACTTGGTGCATTCATACCTTATAGTTTTTAATACGACCTCCTCCAGCAACAACCTTAATCAAATTATTCTTATGTTTCTTTAAAGCTGCTTCAAACCATTTAGGACCTGATTTTTCTGCTTTCCACTTTATTCCTGGATCAAGCATTTCATGTACCCACAATGCATAATTAGCACTATACCCCATAATCAAAAAAGGACCTTTATATACCTTGGATAATGCTTCTGCTTTTGCCTTCATTTCCGTTAATATTGCGGCATGACCTGCACCTAACATTCCTGCTGCAGGTCCTTTAAATGATCCTCCTGCACCCTCTGGTGTGTGTGTTTTACCTCCTCCAGCCTGTAATTTTCCTTTGGAAGTTGTTACAAACCAACTCGCCTTTAAATTACCATAATCAACTGGTACTCTAACATCTCCTTTTACCGTCTCATAATGAATTAGTGCAGCAGCTTTAATCAATCCTCTAAGATTCATATCATGGAGATGAGAGAATTCTTTATTAATATTAGATATAACTCTATCAACCCCTTCTATACTTGATCTCGGGATCCCTATTTGATCAAAATAAACCCAGCCTGCCATATTATCTATATTGCCATTGTGTTAAAAATGCTTTGCGTACAAATTCCGTAGTAGATCTTAATACCGGGATTTTTTCAAATTGTTTTATTATGTATACTCCATCTTGTGTCAAAGGTTTAGTTACCGCCTCAGGGGTTAAATCTGCCAATGTACCCAATAACAAACAACCATCTTGATCTAAGTCTTGAATGACATATACTATCCCAATGTATTCAATAGTATTACCTTTCATATCAAAACCCTTAACAAGTTGGATTTTACCTTCCCAACGACAAGCAATCTCAACAGGAGCATCATATGTACTACCTCCATATCCATCCTGTACTGGATTTCCCCAATACACGCATGTCTGCGTACAAGCACTTGCTACTAAATCAGTTACACCACTCATTCTTCAAATTGTTTTACTGCATAAATACTTGCTGCCTTCTTACCAGCCAAAGCCAATAGACCTGTTGGATCAAGCTGTTTTACCATCTGCCCATATACTGTACCATCTAATCCTGTTCCAGCCTTTGGTACAGCATATTCTATTTCTGCCTCACCCACTTTTTCTCGCTTGACAGTACCACCAGCTCCTCCACTTCCATTACTACCATAGATGGAAGCAATCAAATGAGCGGTAAGCCATTTCTCAAGTTCTGCCTTCTGTGCTGCTGTTACCGTGGTATTTTCTGCCAACACTCTTGCTATAAAAGCATGGGCTGATAAAATAAACGGATCTATCTGTTCACTTGTAGTCAACGGACATCCATTCATTATTGCTAAAACCTCTTCTGATGTTACGCATGCCATTGTTCTTTCCTCCTACTTTTAATTAACATGGGATCTATTATTTCAACTATCTTACTGCTCCATTTCAATCCTAACCATTCCAATGTTTCATACACCTGTTGATAATCACCTCTTACCATTCTCTCAGGCCAAATTATCTTGCAATCCAATCCAGCCTCTATCATGCCAACAAATGCCTTTTCATATTGATGTACCCACCATTTCCATCCCTCCTCCTCACTTCCTACGCCTATCGCCTGTAGATTTGCCTCATCTTTAAAGATACGCATATACCCTGTCTTAATACAGGACTGTATTATATCACCTGTTCTCCGCCTGACAATCAGCCATCTGGCATTAGGGTATGCATAGTTCCATACTGGCCAAGTCTGTGCTAACTGAGCTCCTTTTAAAAACCATAAACCATTCTTATATCCTTCTTGACCTAAAATATCATCAATTTTCTTCCTCCAATCTACAGGTATATTCAATTGTTGAATATTTGGTATAAATTCTCCATTATTAATATTCTGTGCAATGTAGGAAGCAAGTTTGGTTCTTACCTCAATATTTTCATACATCGTTGAAGTATTACCTTTAAATACTCCACAGATATCTAATATTTTGGCAATTAAAGAACTACCTGATCTTTCTACCCCTGTTATGAATACTGGTTGGTTCATACATATCTTTATAAAAAACATAATCCTCTCCTATCAACTTCTTTAATTCTGTCATCGACAAATCAGCCTCCATTCTCATTCCTAACCTATGTCCTTGCCCTATTCCTGGACGTCCCCCAAGCCCTTTTATTCCTATCGCAAAATGCTGGTTACTATCATATAGTTTTATCATATACATAGAAGCCATCTTGAAAAGTATAATATCAACAAAACGTTGTTTAACCTTACAGACCGTTTTAAATAGAGAAATCACCGTCGGTCTAAATGCAACCTGAAACAAACTTGCATGTCTATCATTTCTATTATACCTATACCTCCTCATAACTGGATTATAATATACAGTATTCTGTTCCCCAATTAAATCATAACCTCCTGCCCCTTCTATCATTTTACGCAGATACTGTGGAGAATAATAATCATCGTCCTCAACTATAAAAATCAGTTCTACCTCATAATTTTCGACTTCCTCAATTCCTAACAAAAGATTGCGAGCCTGTGTGTTTCCACCGGGTTTCCATTTCTCCTCTGGAAATATCTTTATTATTTTCCAACCTTCTCTGAAATCATTAGTAATACAATCAGTTGTCTTCTGAATACCATCATCAATAATTACCCAGAGAACTTCTCCTTTATAGTCTTGACGTACCATAAATCCAGCACAGAGTTGTATCTGCTCAGGTCTTCCTCCAGTTGGTGTAATAAGTGCTATCATTTCATTAGCTTAAAAAATTCTGTTGTTCTTATATCTATTAATTCTTCCTTACTCCAAATCCACTGTCTCCGTTGTGCTGGAGCATAATGAACACCATGTCCTCTATACTCCCCAAGCAACCAAGCTCTTTTTCGCCGAGCAAACGTGATTTCTCGCTCGATACGGGGTTTACACATTCCATAATTAACAAACATACCATCACTCACATAAACCTTCTTATTTGGCATGTAAAGAGCATCAGCTACGAATTTAAATGTTGGTACAAATTTTCCTATCATCTGTAACCTTCTATGGTTTGCCCCGTAAAAATAATTTCTTGTGAATGGTAACTGAAATTTCTCTCCTGTATTATACATTGAAAAATGATTGACTTCAATCATATTATATCCAAGACTTTCTGCTTTCTCAATCTCCTCCCTAATTGTTCCTTTAAAGCAATAATAACTATCAATCCCACAATAGACAACCCAATCAGGTTTTATCTTTCTCAGCCCTGCTAACAATGTTGCCTGTAATTTAACAAGTAAAAAAGAATCTCTGGTATCTACCCGAGCCGTGGTAACACCATGTTCTATTAACCATTCATAGGTACCATCTGTTGAATAATTATCCAGTATGAAAAGATCACAGCCTTGCTCACGGTAATATTCTACCATGAATGGAATGTATGGTCTTTCATTATAAGCAAATGCTGCGGTAACTATCTTCATACTATTAATTTTAACCAACTTGAATCCTTATATATTTTATCAGGTACACCTACCATTTCATTGACAGCTTGAATAACACCCACATTACCTCTATTCACGTAATCATGTCCTGCAAGTATTCCTCCTTTTCTAAGAATCCTTAGGGAATTTGTTATATCCTTTTTTACCCATTCATACGTATGATCTCCATCAATATAAACAAAATTCACCTTTGGCAGAAAGGGTATAGCCTCTGACATAGTCATTCTTAATTTCTTAATCTTTCCTCTTTCTTTACTATCCTTAAACCTTTTATCAAACAAGACTTCCGCCTGTCTAAATCTCCCAGATCTCCACGTGTCCACAGCATACAGTCTCAGAACCTTTCCAGAGTTTAAAAACAATTCAGTACTCTCTCCTTTAAAACACCCAATTTCTACCATAATCAAATGAGAAGGCAATTCCATTATTAAATCCAATAATCCTATCTTTAACACACCTACTCTCATTTCTTCCATCTTGTTATTCATGCTATCATTAATTGATCTAAATCATAACATTCCAATTTCTCTGTACACAGAACTGAATCATATACAGCCCACGCCAATTCTTTATTAATCTTTCCTATGTTACAAGACTCAGCATTTATAACCTCTTCTATATCACAGGTACAACTCCAAGGTATTGTATGTGGAAGTTTTAAAACATTGGTAACCACTCTTATTCCACGCAATCCCATTTCAACAATGCCAAACCCTCCACCTGTATAATTACATAATTGTAAACCAAGGAAGGCTTTAGAATATATCAAATCTTTTGGAAAGCTGCTCGTTGGGTAGGTATAATCTGCAATCAATATTTCATAATCTGTCTTTATTGTTTTTAAGACTTCACTACCATAATACACAGGATTGTTCTTATTCACATAACTATATACCTTATCTCCCAGAACCTGTGAATGAATGGTTTCATTAATAGCCCACTTTATAAAATGACATTTTACGTCTATCCGTTCAAAAAAGGACACAATATGAGGATGAGGACTGACATTTATTATATTCCTTGCTTTAATAAATGGAGAATGTCCACATCTTTTTGAATCAAGACCTGCCCATTGAATAATGACAGTCGATTTATGATTTTTAATTATATCAATATCTTCGTTAGAATAACAACCAAATACCACGAGTGGCTCCTGCCGATCATCATACTTCCTGAGCTTGTGCATTTTTGCGTATTCAAATGCACTTAATGATTTTGATTGATATCCCTGTGTTATTTTCATCTTAACTGTTATCAAATAATAATTCTTTTACTGTAAACTTTGGAAATTGTGTAATTGCACTATCTGGACTTGCATTTAATATCTCAATTCCCATCTTTCTTGCATCTTCCGCTATCTGTGGAAACCCTCTCAGATGCCTTGAAAAGTCAAACGGTGGATTTGTAGCTCTCCTTCTTCCTTTGATAATAGGAGGTTCAGAACTGACTCCTTTATATAAATGATGCCAATGTCTTTCTCCTTCATTATTAAAACGCATATCAAATCCTAACAATATTATTCTCTTCGCTCCCGTATGTGCTGCAACACTTATTGCAGCAGAACCACTATTTACATTCCAAGAAACAGTGGACGGATCTTTACTAATTCCACGTGAGTGTGCAGCATCCTGTAACAAATATTTTACCCAAGGTACCTTCTCAAGACCTTTAAAACAAGTAACCTTTAATCCCGGCCATTTTGCTAACCTCTCCTTGTGGGGAGTAAAGAACTTCCCATCTCCAAAGAAGCACATATCAATCCACTCTCCTATCAAATATGCCACGTTTATTCCTATCACGTGTTTATTATGTAATGCACTCATATATGGAGAGTAGGCGCTTGGTGGTGATATTCCCTTTACCACGTTTTGTATAACATCGTCAGGGATCCCGAACTGCTTGGGTACAGACGAACCCCCACCAAGTATCCATACATCTCCTCCTTCCCAAATAGGAGGTACACTCCATCTCATCTTTGTAGAGATTGAAGGTACTCTTCTGCCTGTGGCTCACGCAAGGCTTTTTCATTGATAACCTTTCCTTGAGCATCCACAATATCCCACCAATTACTCCCTTCCCGTTTTACCTTAGTATATTCTGGTTTGTTAACCAGAATTAACTCAACGGGATTCTCTTCTACTGACCTCAATTCTTCCTTATCTAAAGGAATTACTGTATCACGAAAAGCCTTTGGGATATCAGCAGGACGAGCAAAAAACACATCGCCAGGTTTAATTATCCTGTTGGGTAGATGAAGGAATCCTCCTCCCATCTTTCTCCATTGGATTTCACCTTCTTTTGTTGTTCTTTTTGTACGTTCCATAATAATGTTTTTTTAAAAAATATCACTTGATTAGTGAAATTAATGTTATGCAATATGCAATACTCCACTTCGACCTGCAGGATCTGAACGGATCTGCGGTACCTGGATGGTGAGAACTTTGTATTTGGTAACAAAATTACCTTCTTCTCCCCACTGAACATTCTGTAATCCAAGTCCCTGAACCAAACGTACAACATCCGATGTCATTTGAACCATCAGAATATTATCAGCAGCCAGGATATCTATAACTTTGATACCAAGGATGCCAGAAATCTGCATTATCCTTTGACGGATGGTTGTGTTTGGAGCAGTGTCAGGTGTGGTCCCTACATAATCCTCATCCAGTATGGTTTCATATGCTGTTGGGATATAGATCTGCCATGGACCATAGTGTCTGGCTTCAATGCTGTGCTGCTTCCAGGAAATGATCTGATCAACAATAGCCTTACCAGTAATGCTGGAATCGTCCCAAGCAGTTCCCAGAGAAATCTGGTGTCTGTCAGGATGATTTACATAACTGTAAATTGTGTTCCGACTATGGCTGTCTTTCTCACCATAACTGTAAGTAAGGCTGGTAAATAACATTTTGTCCAATCTTTCCAATACAGCACGAGCTGCACGTTCAGCCATTGTAGTATCCAGAGGATTACCCATGTTCCGGCTGGTAGCCAATTCTCTTGCATTGATTTCATAATCAACGTGAACGATGGGTATTGGAATATAATTGTAATTCCAATCAGGACGATTGTTGAGTGCCCTTGTTATTCCATCCATTGATATATCAGCCTCCAGATCACCTGCAACGTCATGCCATTCGAGAACAGTTGTTCCCATAGCATTTCCTAATGTATAAGTAAGTCCTCTGGCTTTTAGATCATCAATACCACCAAGCCTGTAATCAGCTGCTCTTACAACAGCATCATCTAATGCTTTCCACTCATCCCTGCGGAGAGTAGCATTAACATTTAAGGCAGGAATAACAGTCCAGTTTTCCTGAATTGTGGGATCCCCACCTTTGTACACCGAGAAATACGGTTTGTTATCAGCACCAAGGAAAGGTCGCATCTTGTTAGGATCCATTCTTCCATTGGCTGCAATGTAGTTTGCCAAAGCTCCTTGAGCTTTACCGTCAACAATTAAATCAACGTTTACCATTTTATTTTCCTCCTTTTCATTATAATATTCTAACCTTGATTCTCTTGTTGAAGCCAAATGGAGCTTCTGATGTTTCTTCTCCAGAGGAGCCAGAAAGATCAAGTGCTTCCATTGCCTGAGCAACAGCACCATTACCAGACGAGAATGCCTGTAAATAACCAGCACCATTAGACTCAAGGTAAGCTCCAACTGCTACATTAGCGCCATCCTCAAGAATAGCATAAACATAATCCCCACGATAAGGAATCCAAACTTTGACTGGATCTCCCGATACATAAGGATCATCAATAGATCTGCCCTGAAGGGCATCTTCCACAGCAAACATGACCATCGTGCCAGCTGCTGGGGCATCATCATTATGTGCAACGACCGTATCAGCCGCAGACATAATAAGAAGCATACCCGGATATATTGTCCCACCCGCAAGGTGTTCCTCAAATACATTCGAGTAGTTCTTCAGAATTACTGTGTTATGTGCAATATTCATTGCTTCTTCCTCCTACTATTTATTAGTTTTAAACTTGATACCTGTAGGTGGGAGTGGCTCCTCCTTACATTCATTTTCCTGAAGATTTGATCCTCCCCCATTTAGGGAATAATCAACCACTTTCTTCTTGTTTACCAGACCAACAACTTTTTCAAGTACGTCGTCCTTCATCGTAGCAAGTACATCATCAGTCCAGGTTTCTTTTCCCAGATTAGTCTGAATTGTCTGTACCATTAGAGTTCTTTTCTCTGCTTTCTGACGTTTGTAATCTGCGATAATTTGCTTATCTTCATCAGAAAGGACATTTACTTCCACTGTCTTTTCTACTTCAATCACAGTCGGGACAAGTTTGTCTAACTGCGGTTCTGATAGAGTTTCCAGCCATGGCCTGTCATCCTCAGTAAACTTCCCTTGCTTGTTAGCAAGTAAGGCATCTACTTTTGTTTTGATGCAAGGCGGACATACGACATTCTCTGCCATTTTGATAACCTCCTTTGGATTAATATTAATATTTACTTTAGTTCTCTTAAAGCCAGAACCTTCGGCTGCATTATTGCTATTAGCACGAATACCACAACCATCTTTCATCGAACAGGCACCAACTCCGCCGGGCAGAAGAGCTAAATGATCTGGTCTATGATTTCTGGCGATGGCTTCGTACGGTTCGCCATTCCAATCCCCTGTTAAGGGTTCATCCTCTGTAAACATTCCCAAACTGACTTCTAAAGGTATTCCCTTCTGTAAATTCTCCAATACCTCTACGGATAGTAACCTCAGCTTTTCAGTTTCTATCCACAATTCTGCTGCCAACCTAGAACCATCTACATGAGTATTATAAACTCGTCCAATCGACTGTTCTATGATATCAGGGGAATTGGCCGATACATTCATGCCATCCACTTCGGGATGATTGATTACGATTGGTATGCCATTCCACATTTCTGGGAAGCGTCCCAATTCGTCAATTAGATGAAGCATCGGCCCATGGCTCCCATGATGAACGCCCTCCACCATCATCACTACAGGAACCACCATATGATTCTTTCCCTGATGTATCTTTTCCTGTACAGCATAGTTTGGATCTTGTTTATTCTTGTGGATGGAATAGTGTTCATATTCACTATGTCCTACCACACCATTAGCCTGACGAATGGCAGAAGCGGCACATTCTTCATCACTTCCACCTTTACTCATACAACTTTTGAGAGCGGAATTAGCTATCGCTACCCACCTCGATTTCTGCTCGTCACTGAGTCCTTTCTTGTGTTCATCTACATCTCCTACACTCCATGGCATAATTTTGTCCTCCTATTTTAAATATTGTTGCACTTCTTTAATATATGGTAATGCCATACATCTACATTGTGGATGAAGCGGAATCATTGGTTCTATTTCATCTAATGTAAATATTTTGCCTTGTAATTTTGCACACCTTTCACAAACTCTATTATCTCCAGCTGTACTCCATTCTGCCTTTACATAAACTCCTTCCACTTTCCAATTTCTGTACTCTTGTATAGCTGCTAAATGAAAAGCTCTTATAAGTTCTGTACGTGCTATCATCATCGCTCTTCGTTGAGCTGGAATAAATCTACCCAGTTTATCTGTTATTCCTAATGTAGCAGTACCTGTTCCATCTATTGCAGCCATAAGTTTGCGAGTTATTAAAGCAGGTCCATCTCCATCAATCATTCCCTGAGAGAGTATCTGGCTAATAAGAGAATCCATAGATTCTGTAACACCTCTCAATTCAGAGAATACTCGTGTAAATAACAAACCTACTCTGTCCATATGGAAAGGTGTTCCCATAACAGCATCAATCCCTCCTACATCATCCAATCCAGGAACCTTATATCCTGCCTTTTGTAATTCATATCTTGCTCGTATTACTCCACGCTTGTAAGAATCCAATACATATCTGTTCGTCCAAGCTCCTTCAACTGCTGTACCAATCTGTTGAAATTCCCCAATCGTAAGCAATCCTCTGTCAACCTGATGTTGTAACCAACGCATAAAAACTTCTACCTTGGCTGGATTCCGTAGAAAATTAAAAGCACCAACACCAGGAGGAACCATTTGGAAGAGGGATACCTTTGAACTTGTTAATCCAAAACAATCCTGATCTACTATCGCCACCTTGATTACTTTCTTCAATTCGATGAAACGTCTCTTCATCTCGTTGGCAAAAGCATTTCTTAATGCTGTAGTATGTGTAGGATCCACCTTACTATAAACAGAAAACCTATATGCTATTACTTCATTCATTTAACTGGCTTTTGTTTTACAGTTGATCTTACCCCCGGTCCTTGTAGGACTGGGGTAGGTTCAGTTTCTTTGTCTATTGTATCTTTTACAATATCCATAACTTCCTCTCCAAGTTGTTCATCCCTCATCTTACGTATCATTGTAATCTCATCTGCAGTGAAACCTAAGAATTTTTCTAAGAAGGCATCAGGTGGTATAATAGCTTCTGCTATCGGGTTGTAGGTATATTCGCGTAATGCATTAGCACGTCCTTTACCTATCTCAACTCTTGTTTTCTCACTAACGGAAAATAGATCCTTCCAATTTACAGTATAATCCTCTTTTGGCTTAGGCAGAATCGTTAGTTCTACCAGCCTATCTACAAAAGGACGTACTATACGTGGCTCCGCATGGTCCTCTCTACGAGCCTGTACGTATGCAAGCCATTCTCCAGTATCCTGTGTACTCGCTAACTCCCCACGTTCACTTCCTGTTAAAATTCTCTTAGGAATACCTGTTACAGCAGAAATCATTTGTATTTGGACATCCACATGGTTAGCAGGATCAGCTATTGCCTGTGTTAATGCTTCCACGTCAACTCCTTCATTAATAAGAAATCTGCGAAGGTCATGTTCATATTCATCCAGTTGGTTAAGTAAATCATCCTTTGTTTCTTGTGTCATTGTATATTCTGGATCCACCTTACCATGAAAGCCTGGACGAGCACCTCTCCAAAACATCTCAGCATCACCTCCTACCAACTTCTCTAAATCCATTAACCGATTAAACACAGCTTCTAATCGAGGTGTTCCAAGCACCTCAGATTCCAAGTTATCATCTGTTATATGAATAATTCGAGAATAATGTACTTTTACTATCTGATCACTTTTAGAAGCTATATCTTGAACACCAATAGCATATATAAGAGGTTTACCATAACGATCACTCTTAGGATTCTCTTCATAAGAATCTATCTTGGCTGTCTTTTGCCCAAATGGTTTAACGTACATCAGACTATGTTCTCCTTCTTCAGAAACAGGCTTCATAAATCCTTCCTGATTTTTTACATCGTCCAATCCCAAGAGTAATATACCATATTCTCCAATACCTGTCAAACGATCTACTCTGGAAAGTAATGTTTTTAATCCTAATTTACGATCTAACTCCTTCCAAGCCTTTTCAAATTCAGTATCTTCAGGTTCATTAGATTCTATTAATTCAAGAGGACCTTGCCATGTAGCTTTTACAGGACGATCAATAATAGCTTTGGCAATATCTTGTCTTGTATATCGAGAAAGATAATCTTCAAAGGTGAGTTTTTCTTTATAGCCAAGAGCATCATATAGATTTCGGTTACCACCAAATTGAATACCCATTTTGGTGGCTAACATTGCTCGGCCAACCAATTCACTAAATGTTTTTATCTGTTGACCCTTACTTATAGGTTTCTTTGTTCTTTCCATCTCTTGACTATTAAATTGTTAAAAATATCCTGGGCATATTTCAGCCCAGGAAATATTTATACTATCGGTGGTACAGGTGGTTTCGGTTCAAACCATTCACTAACTTTATCAAGTATGCTTTTAACAAATGGTACATCAAATACTCCATTCGCTACAAGACCTACTGCAAAGCCGTATATGACTGCAAGTAAAAGTGGAAAATCTTTCGCAAATCCGAAGTTAAGTAAATCAGTGACAACCATTAGGATTATTGAAATAAGCCATGCCATCATCTGTTTGTAAATACCTTTCTCAATTTTCAACAGTCCATTAAAGAACGCTGCAAGAAAAGCTGCCAAAAGAGATACACCTGTAAGTGTACCAAACCACTGAGGGAAATTGAAGATAATATCACTCCAATCCTCAGGAGGTGCAGGAACATCCTGTGCAAAGATTACCAATGGAATAGCCATCAGTAATACAAAAAACATAATCAACTTTTTCATCTTTTTAATTTTTAGTTATACAATAAAGCTTCAAATAACATAAAGTTTAAATTTATCTGGCATGATAGATAGAAGAATATTCATAGCATTTTGACTATCAAGAATATCTACATATCCATCACGATTAATATCATCATATGTAAAACCAACAAGTGTACATCCTTCACTATCCGTCTTAACTATTGAAGCATAATTTCCTGGATGAAAAAGTATTCCTGTTCTACCAGGTACATTCTTAACCAGAAATGCCCACCTGCCATTTGGTCTTTTATACTTTTCAACATCGTAGACTCCTGCTGGATAACAACTGATGTTTGGTGCATTATTAAGCCACGGCAATTCAAGAGTACGACAATTAAAAAATGAATGATCCCCATTAAACACATAAAGGCATCCCATTGTCTGAACCTCTCCTAACCGTCTACTTAATACCCAATTCATTTTTAATTATTTATGTGTTATTATACTTATGGCTATTGAGGCAATTCCAAATATCAAACTTGCAACTGCAACAATATAAACCCAAACATCTTTTCCTCCTGCTTTCATAGAGTCTAACTTGTCAACTTTCTTACCAACTTCATTAATTTTTGAATCAATAGAACTCATTGTAGCCTCATATTCCTTTCTTGGTAGAAATGTTCGTTGCTGATCTGACAGAGTATTCCTGAATTCATTAACTCCCTCAAATCTCCTTTCTGTTGCTGCTTCAGCTTTTGTAACTGCTTCCTTTACTGAAGCAAAACGCTGTTCAATCTTCTCGTCAAGTTTGTCAATCACTACATCAAAATATTCTTTAAGTGAATAGACATTCCAGCGATTCATGTTATTACTATCCCTTTCTGACATTGTCATTTTTACATTCTTCAAGGTTAATAATATTTAATTCTCTATCTTTTTATCAATCCGCTCGATTGTTTTATTTGTTTCTTTATTAAGCATCTTATTATGAATTGTCTCAAAAGTTCCAATAGCACTTAAAATTATTCCAACAACAAATATTGCAATTAATATTATTGTCAACTTGGGATATTTTTTTATAAACTTATATTCTATCATATCCTCTTTTATTTTTACAACTTCAGGTCTGAGGTCACACTCTAAAGGATGTTTAGTTAATGCATCTTCAAGATCATTAACCCTATTGTTTGTTTTGGTAGTCTGTCCAACAATAGCATCCAGTTTATCATGAATATTAATATCTCTTGCATGGATATCAGAATGTATTCCTTTAAACTTTTCTTCGAGATATAACCTGTAATCCGGACTGTCTGTCATGGCTTTATATTTTTAACATTCATCATCTTTATCATACACCTCTTTGGTATAAGTTTCTCCTCTGGCAGTACGCCCATCACTAAACTCTACGTAGGTCCAGAATTTCCACTTTCCCACTTCGTCTAGGAAATCTGTCCCTCCGCTACTATCAGCCACCAGATCATAAAACATTACTCCGGTAGCCTGATTAGAAACGGTAGCTTCAACAGAATCAATTGTTCCGCTGACGGGTTTCTTATAAAAGATCTGAGTAGATAAAGCACCAGCCACGTTTACACCTGCTGTAAGCTGTATCCTCAAATGTGTCTGTTCTGCAAATACTCTTCCCATTGGCTTATATTATTATACTATTATCCGCAATTAATTCTGTTATGGTACTATTTTCATCAACCAACTCAAGAATTGAACTATTCCCCTCGATCAATGAAGTGATTAAACTATTCCCCGTAATTAGTTCTCCAAGTATGTAACTCCACATCTCTCCTGATACTGAAGCTACTCCATTGATAGAACCCTGAGCATAAATGAAACTTCGTATTGTTCCTGATACTGCAGCCACTCCAACTATACTTCCTCTCAGCATTCCTGGAACAGCTATAAAACCTGAAACATTTGCAATACCGTCCGTCCGTCCTGCCAGATCACCTGTTGCGGTTAATGTAGCGGATAAGGTAGCGTAAGACAGTATCTCCCCTGATAAATCGCCCTTACCACCTAATACACCACCCAGCAAGGCAACTCCGCCCGTAGATCCATATAATGTACCCTTTGCCTTTATAGTGCCGGAAACCGAAGCAAAACCGCTTATTTCACCAAGTAACTCTCCTTTGCCTTTTAATGAACCTCCAACCGTGGTGATACCACTTATGGAACCTGCTCCGTGTATCTTACTCTTAATTGTTCCACTAACCGTAGCAACGCCACCTGTAGCCCCTGATAACTTACCATGTCCATGTATCGCCCCGCCAACGGTTGCTGTACCATCGGTACGTCCCATTATCTGACCCAAAGCCAGAGAACCCCACAAAGAAGCCACTCCAGTAATAGAACCCTGCAACTTGCCTGTACCTTCAAGAGTTCCCCCAACTACGGCTATTCCATCAGTTGCTCCATAGATATGCGGATTCTGAGTAAGTAATCCATCTACAAAGGCATCACCATCGGTAGCACCATATAACTTACCTTTGGCTTGAACTACTCCGGAAACATCTGCAATGCCTGTTGCAGAGCCATATAGTTTGCCTGCTCCTTTTAACGTCCCACTTACCACTGCTACTCCATCGGTTGCTCCTGTAGCATATCCTTCACTTGCAATGATACCAGAAACCGTAGCTACACCATCCGTACTTCCCTGCAATTCACCTTTGCCTTTCAATATACCACCAAGCAAAGCCACTCCACCAATCGTTCCGGCTAACTCTCCTTTAGCTTTTAAAGTACCTGATAGTAAAGCAACACCACTAATAATTCCTGAAATAGGTTGTCTTGAACGAAGTATACCTAAAACAGAAGCCACACCTGTTGCAGAACCTTCTCCCTGTATATTACTCTTTATTGTACCACTTACAGTAGCTATACCATCAGAACTTCCATAAAGCAGATTACCACCCTGAACACGAAGGAATGCTGAAACGTCAGCTATACCAGCAGTAGCACCATATAACCTACCTGCACCCTTGAGTGTACCCAAAACATCAGCAATACCGTCAGTCTGCCCCACCAATTCTCCTACTGATGCAGCAGGGGTAAGATCACCTGATACTATAGCAAATCCGTCTGATACTCCTGTTAATTCACTTTTCCCCTTCAAAACACCTTCAACCGTAGCTACTCCCGAACTTGAACCTGCAAGAGAACCTTTGGCTTTGAGAGTACCTACAATAGTTGTAACAAATGCTCCTGCTTTAAAATCATCTCCCGTTGGATCTCCTGTAATTGAATAACAATACCAATTTAATCCAGGAAAACCGCTCGCATAATCCGAATCAGTATATTGACCGTTTGTAGCAACTGTTGTATCAAGTACTCCATTTATATAACACGACAGAACATTACCCCTTACTTCAAGCCTGATTATATCTCCTATCTGTACCGAATACGTGCTTGTATTACCTAATTGAGCCCAACCACCATCTGTAATTTTATATAACCGTCCAGTAGTAATATTTACATTATAAGTCAATACATAGCCATCCCATGTTGCTCCAGTACCAGTTTCCCTTACTGCCACTCCTATGTATCCATTCCCAATAGAATCACATTTTACTTCTGCAAACTGATCAGCATTAAATGGAATATTTTTATAAGCATTCTCGCCCTCTATGTGATCAGAATAAATTCTCTTATCTCCTGAATAATCTCCAATTTGGAGAGTCGCTCTTGCATCCACCCAATCATGCTGTCCTGCTAATGCACCAACATTGTATTCTTGGAAATTCTCAAATATTATAAGTGATACAGCGCCTTTCAATGCACCTTTGGCGGTAAGTGTTCCTGAGACGGTTGCAACGCCAACTGTTATAACTTCTTTTACGGATACATTATCAATAGAAACATCAGTAATACCTGATCTTTTAAATGCCATCCATGAATCATGGTCGGAAGTAAACCACTCAATCTTAATTCCTGTTTCAGATACATCAACCCAATGTTCATTCCCATTTTGTCCTAATGTAATCCAATCACTAATAGTAGCAATTACATCAAAAACAACTTTATATAAATGACCAGAAACTAAACCAATTTCTTCATATAAATAGGATGGTGAACCATCAGAACTGTATATTCTTCCAACTCCTGTATTGACTGTTGATTCCCCAAATGTCGTCCATCCCGAACCACCATTATCAAATCCACCATTGACAATTAATTCAGCACCAAGCGAACTTAATGCACCTTTGCCCGTCAATGTCCCGCTGACAGTTTCCGCACCACCGCCTGAACTCGAACCTGAGATCGCACTCTTGGTTGTTATCGTCCAACCGTCTGCAATCAAGGCATTGTAAGCAGTATCAGATGCAGAGGTGCGACCTGAGTTATATCCCACTAAATAAATTGAACCATTAACAGCAGTCGAGTAAGTATTTACATCAATTATAAGATTGTCCACTTCTGTCGGAGAAAGTCCGGCAGCATCGGTTGTGGCATTAAACGATACATTATTAGTTGTTGCAGGCCAAACGTGACCCTGAGTGTAATCCTTAATCGTGCTGACTGTGGCGATATTAAACCATCTTACTCCCGCAGGCAAATCCGCTAAATCACCTGAAATAGTTGAAGAACCATATAAATCCAAAATAAGAAGTCCTGAAGGGAGGTCTGATATGTCACCTGTTATATTACCACCACTACTTGCAAAATAGAAATATATGAGACCGCTTGGTAAATCCGTCAGTACCCCTGTAACAGTTCCCATTCCATACACACCAAAAGAAGTCATTCCCCTTGGCAGGTCTGCTAATGCTCCATATATTTGAGTATCTTGACCTTGTAGAACCTTTAGATTAGGTGGTAAATCGACAAAATCGCCTGAAAACGTATTACTCCCACTCATATTAAGAGTGTCAAGACAACGAGCAAGACCACTTGTAGTTATACTTGTCGTAGGATAATTCGTTCCACTATGCAACCAATAAAATGAATATAGATTATTATAGTGCCTGATTGTTACATTGCACGAACCACTTGTAACCTTTAACCAAAATTGTCGCTGTGCGCCAAAGGTTATCGTTCTTGATGTGCCGGGATTCTCTGTACCTCCTTCATTGTCATAGAACATACCATTCCCATCAACAGTCATATAACAATCCTGAACAGTACATTCTAATTGTAAATCTGCACATAACGAACCGTCACCTGTTGCACTAACAGGAACAATCATTGTAGTTGAAAGGGTACCACCAACAGTAGCTATACCATCAGAAGCACCTGAAATACCGTTCTTTCCTGTTAAAGTACCACTGACTTTATTGCTTGGGAAAGGATAGAAGAAACCATCACCACTTGCATATAACGTACTAACTTCATCGGCTGTCAGGGCACGGTCATAGAACATTAACTCATCAATAATAGCATTAGCCCAATCTGGACCACCCTGCCACTGATTACCAACATATATAGAAGAGTGAGGATAGTAACCATGACCACGAAGTTGCGATGAATAATCAATATCAGTATTTACATAAAGGGCTACTGTCTGTCCTACTTCCCTGACTACAAGAGTCACGTGATACCAAGTATCTATTACCCATGCTGTATCATTATTCCCGTTTTGATACCCTGATGTATTTCGTACTGTAAAATGAAGTTTATCATCAACATTATAAACATACAATATCATATTATCCCAAGGAGTGGAAGGAGTTGTCAATCTCACCAAAGTAAACTCTCTCTCTTCTACTGATGGTAAAGTTTTTAATTTTGTCCAAAATGAAATAGAATATTCATTACCTGTTGGTGCAAAATAAATTGTACTATTGTCTAATACACAATTTGTACCATTACCAAAACTCATTCCATATCCACTCTTACCTGTTTCATGATAAGTTGGTGGAGTTGAACCGTCGTAAAGAGGATAGGAAGCATTTACTTCATTAACGGCATCACCACTTGCTTCCTCAAGTTTAAAATAACCTTTCAGTCGTGTATGTAAATTGGCACAGGTATGCCCTATTAACCTATGGTACATTGTCAGATTAGCAGAAACCGTATTTGCACCCCCACCTGCCGAAGAACCATACAGTTTTCCTTTAGCTGTTAATGTTCCTGATACAGCTGGAGTACTTATACCGGCACTTGCTCCATACAGTTTACCCCGTCCTTTTAAAGTACCTGAAACTGTATTTGCTCCACCTCCTGCCGTACTACCTGCAATAGGGCTTGCAGCCATTGCCTCCTTGAACGACATTATATTCTGACAACCAGGATCACCGCCAACGGTTGTCTCTCTGCCTACCGGACTTCCTGACGCACCACCTGACGGCATTAAGCGATATGCCATTAATACTCCACTATCACTACCTGCTGTATTATTGACAGTTGCCCCTGTTGGTTGTGTCCATGATGTTCCTGACTGATATGCCCAAGTATTGTCATCAGAAGATGCCCAAGAAGCAATGGCTACAGAAGCAGAAGCGCAGGTTATACCTGTAATCGTAACATCATAAGGAGAACCGGGTGCAGAGAAAAGAGCCGGAGCTTCCGTAACATCAACAGACCATGTATATCCTGACGTTGGTCGGAAGACCATCATCATACAGGTATTGTTCGTACCGCCATGTGAGAACGAAGGGTTAGCGTCCCACGTTCCGTCATATACACAATAAAACCAAGTCGCTGTTGTAAATGCTCCTGTAGTGGTCTGAGTGGTTAATTTCGTCCATGACTGACCACCATTATTATAGACAGCGTGAGTATCACTTTTTAATCTGTTAAAGCATACCACTACCACTAAATCCCCACTTGACATACTCCCTGGCGGAGTAATGACAGTAGGAGAAGTAGAGTTCGAACCTGCATCAACAGGTGTCGAAGCTAAACCGTGATATGTAATAGCCACCTGAGTGAAGTATTAGATAAGGGTTTTGAGTAAACCCTGATTATTAGTCTTCACTTACATCAAGATCACCGATTGCAAACTCCGGTGTGATACCTGAAGAGATTGCCAGTGGTGAAGTGAGTTCTCCCCAATAGATAGCATCATCAACACCTGACGTACCCGCCTTACATATAGCAAAGGCACCAGCGGTATTACTACCACCTGTACAGGGATCAAACGTAATAGCTGCCTCATTAGATGTAGCACCTGATGCTGTTACCCAAGAACCTGCTGCACGGGCTACTGCCTTGCGGGCATAACCTGTGTAATCACATTCTGTTCCCTGAGCTGAATCTGATGGTTCGGAACCATCTTTGAAAAGGGCAATATAGAAATTGCCTGCTGTAACTGAACCTCTCAGTCCACCTGCATCTCCAATAAGTGTAATATCCGCATTCTCGAATATTAACTGGAGTAACGCTGTTTCAAACGAATCTTTTTTACTTCCTGCCATTGTCTTAAAATTTAATTGTTTGTACTAGAAATTCCTTCTTTTTATATATATAATTGAATCTGCATCCTGAACAAATGTAAAATATCTTGCTCCATAACCCGTTACGGCATGACCTTTAGCAGTCCATGTAATCATCATGTCTTTCAGATAACTGCTATCACGGTAAACGTTCCGTAAATTAGGAAAACTATCAGGTGGAAAAGCACTTGTTGCTGAAGTATCCCTTACTATTGCATCCATTCTTTTTGACTCCCAGTAGATCATCCTATCAGCTGCATCGTATACATCGTCAGCATTTTGTAGGTTCTGAGCCGTTAATGTGGGATCAATATGGAACGTAGGTCGGACTGTATCAACCAGGGAAACGGTAAATTGAGTTTCTTTCCAATTTCCAGCATTATCTGTCGCTCGTATCTTAACGGTAGCCACTTTATTTGTTGCAGTGAGTAAATACCCTGCTGCCGGAAGCTGAGTAAGAGAAGATAAAGCACAATTATCCGTTGCTGTAACCTTAGTCAGATAATTAGGAAGAGGAGCTTCACAGGTATTTGGTCCAGCGTAAATGACTTGCGGTGGTATCTGTGAGAGTGTGCAAACACAGCTACTTAAAAAAGCAGCTACAAACGATAAAAGAATTAGTTTTTTCATATTTCTACATTATAAATTCCTTGTTCAAGAGTATAAGTAACTTCACCACTTTGCATGGTCATATTATTAACAGTTTCACCAGCAGATCCATAAATTATGGAAGGTTGATGCCACCATGGATAATAAGGCCACCACGGATAGGTGGGAACGGGATCAGTCCAAACAATGGTTGTGTTGGACTCGATTGAGAATTTCTTCCAAAGCCCGTTGGGAAGCAATTTCTCAAGGGCTTTAATCAACTCATTAAGATTTACTGTACCTTCAACCTTAATGGTTTTTGCTGTTGTGTCAAGTTGTAATTTCATTGATTAAAAATACTTTTTGTACTAAAAACAATTATGAGCACTATGATTAATAAAATAATATGCCACCAGTCTTTTATAAATTCCCAGAGTTTTTTCATGCTTTGTTTATTATAATTTATCAAACCACTTTTCCCTGATATGATAATTTTTAAGAAATAACACTCGGTTTTATTAATAGACAATTTCCTAATGTATAATTATTTGCATTTTCTCCTGTTTCAAGAATCATAAATACATAATATCCATTAGACATTCTTCCTATATATGAAATACCTCCAAGAGCAGCATTTAATGGAACTTGATTAAATATTCTACTAAAAAATCTTCTCTTATCATTTGAAAAAGTTATCCATCCTTTCGGGTTAGCATCACGTCCTGAAAAGAATATAGAAAAGTAATTATCAATATTTACCCCATAACACCAATCGTCTTCTTTATATATTAATTCTAAATTAGTCTCAATATTGGCTACGTCTGATCTTAATATTCTTGAAACTCCCCTCCTTGCAGAGTTTACTTCAATTACATAATAAATATAATCATCGTCAAAATGAATACCAGAGGACTGCCACATTCCATTAACGTCATTTGACGTTTTAATCAAGGTTAACGTCCAAGCATCAGTTGTAGTATTGTATGTAACTGAATGAAAATTTATATAATTATTTACTCCATCCCCATCTCCGGACATTAAATACCATACTCCACCAATGGCATCATATCTTATGTACTGAACGTGCCTTGCTAATAAATTAGGCGCACCATATAGGTAAAAACTCTTAATAGTAACCCCACCATCAATAGTATACCACACGTTGACATTATTAAACTCAGCAGTACCTCCCGTAACGTATGTTCCCCAAGTTCTTATATGAACCCCATTAACAATAGCCTCATTTTCATCACGTGTCCATGCCCTAAAATTATTTAATGTTCCCGGAACAAAAGGATTACCGTCAGCACCCAATACCGTACTCTCCTGATATGTTGCCAAATCATCATCGCTATAATAACATTTAGTGTGATCTGAAAATCCTATATTTCCATTATCATAAAAGAAAGCATCTACAATTTCATTGCAAGTAGTTACAAGACTTATTGGATAAGTAACTCCATTATCATTACTTAAATAAAGTGTGTGAACATCATCAAACTTTAAAACTTTTGCACCTTTAACAGCGCAAATATGATCACCTACAATAACATCAAATTTCAATATAGATTCTGCTGTCCATTTTATTATTGTTTCATAATCTGTTCCGGTCTTATTTGTGGCATATCTTAATATGTCCGTAACCTTTCCACCCGACTCTTTTACAAAATTTAAACCCCGATAATTATCGTTAAAATAATTGGATATGTCTTTGTTATTTAATTCGACTCCATGTAACAAACTAACTCCTGCTGCCAAATAATAATTCTGTAATATGGTTTGCCTTGCCAGAAAACTACACTCAGTTGTATCTGACCTGTCAATACCTGTTATAGTAACATAACTTTGAGCCTTATTAAATTCAATTGGAGAACCCGGAACATCTGAATCTTTAGTATATCCTGCGAATACGTGTGACGTAGGAGTGTTTGTGTCTTCATAGGCTACTTGAAATTCTTTATTAGGAAAATCAATATGTCTTGTATATCCAACATCTAAAAGTTGACGAGAGCCATAAGCGTCATAATTATAATTTGCATTTGTAAATGTTAAATGTTTTCCATTTAATCCGCTATCCGGAGTCGTTGTACCGATATAAGTTGCTAATGGGTAATTAAATACAGGCTTTGAAATATGACCTTTATTGTATAATGTAGTCTGTTCTGTCGGAGTAAGAATTTTATTAAATATTCTTATATCGCTATAATGATTTGCCTGTCCTCCAAGTGTAGGCGCACCATCAGCATCGGCTCCGCATACATTTATATAAAATCTATATTTATTATCAAGAGCCGATAATGTCCCTGTAAAATCAACGTCTGCACCTATTTGAACATTATTTACAAACAAACGCATTTTTTTCGTAGTATAATTAACGTCCATCAATAAAAATGCCCACGTTAGCGTTGTATAGTCTATTGTTGAAACACGGTTAACATACCCACCAGATGATTGTAAATAAGCAAGAATATATCCATCTGTTATATTCGCTAAAATCCCATACCTACCTACCCGGCTACCTGCTATCGGTTTTCCAAACAAATACTTATACCCCGCCTTTGCTGCTGTGATATTATTTGCCCACCCACAAAGAGTAAAACCCTGATCTCCATTACCCAGAGGATTAGTGCCAAGATTATTGATAATATCCATTGCTCCATTATCATTCACATAGGCATATCCATTAGTTTCAAATCCCAAATGTGGTAATGTAATAGTTTCATCTCCCACACCCGGATTTACAGAATCAGGTAATGTTAATCCACTTCTTGTACCTTCCCGATACCAAAAATTTGGAGTTTCTCCATCTAATTCCTGTTCAGGAGTCCATTCAATACCACTACAATTCCCACCTATAATTGTCCTACCAGAAACACTTCCTTTAGCATAATACGTGGCTGGACCAAAAATAGGGAAAGAACCATGTATATAACCTTCCCTCTTTGCCTTATAAAGTGTAACATTGGTAGCTACACCATTTACAAGGGTAAACGAAACAGTATCATGCACCTTTACATTCCACTTTGCAGGTACCGTACCAAAAGCAACCTCATCTGGACGAGTAAACGAATATTCTATTCCCGTCTGAAAATCTATGAGGATCCCTTTGTTAGGAGTTTTCCACATTCCTTTATGCATTACCTTTACTATTCCGTAGGACATTAACTTATCCTCCTTGCTATTTTTTTACCTATTAATTTATTGAAAGCTCCAGCAGCAGCATCAACCTGGTCCTTATATGTACTAAATGGAAAGAACCGATGTTCTTCAATAAAGTCCCGGTTCCACATTCCATTTAATATTAAAAAGGCACCATTGTTTACCTGTACAGAATAAGGATCAGCGCGGAACACCTTATCCCCCGTAGGGCGTTCCGCACGGACGACATAACCTGCGAGATTACGAATTGTTCCTTCGGCTGATTCCTTACCCCCACTACCTGGTTCTTGCTCTATCCAAATTTCCACACTCTTACCATCTACTTCTGCTGTCTGTCTTATAATTTTTTCACGTTCGTGACTGCTCCACCTACCCCGTTTTACATCTTCAATAATCCAACGGTTGCCTGTTAAACGACTCATTCGTACACCTACTGTAAATGCACCATCGCCTTCAGTACCTGCCTTGTCCCAATATCTTATCGTATTTATTATATCTATTGGTTTAGCAGGAGAGGTAGCCATTGCAAAATGATCCACCTTAAACATACCTCCTCCAGGAGGTGTGGGATCTTGACCAATCTGTCCTGCGTAGCCATACTGTCCTAAATCAGCCTCCATGTCTGTTAGTACAGACCAAGGCATTCTGTTAGGATCTAATAAGTCGTCTTTATAGTTAGCAATTAACTCTGGCGGATTCACTTGGTTTTTGTAGTTTCTACACTCTCCAGGGAGACAAATGTGCCTTACATTACCCTTATTTTTAGCCAACGTGTGACCGCTCGGATCGTCCTGATGCAGTCTCTGCATAATCAATACAGTTGGTGTAATGGACTTGCTTGTCTTACGTGTGGATAAGGTTTGCTCTACCCAGTAGTTTGCATTCTTAAGTTCTATCTCACTTGCTGCTTGAACCGGGTTTAACGGGTCGTCTACTATTAATATATCCCCGTGAAATCCCATCAATGTTCCTCCAACTGACGTGCTGTAACGACTACCACCTACAAGCATTTGTGGTTGGCGTCCTGGAGACGATATTACTTGCTTTACGATCTTATAATTTGATTTAACGTCCTTGTCCTCTTTAATCATTAACTCCGGGTACAGTTGCTGAAATTCTGGACTCCTGATTAAATCACGACAATACTCTGCAGACTCTAAGGAAAGTGTAGCAGAGTACGAACTGGTGATAAACCGCATCCAGTACCATTTTGTCCAACACCACGCCGGGAACATAATACTGCACGTGATAGTCTTCGTACTTCCTGGAGGTACGTTAATAATCAAGTCATATTCCCTCGGCAATCTTGCTGCGACGCGCTCCGCCACTTTTTCAAGCTCCCTACATAAAAGCTCGATGTGCCAGTTTGGCTGAAACGTGTGTGGGCTGACAATGTGAAAGAAATGCTGTAAAAAGTGATAGAGACTGCGGTTATTGAGTTCGCGGATGACGGCTGTAGGATTGTACAATGCCGCCATTGCTATCTTGGATTTAGGTTCCTTTGTCCTGATCAGTTCAGTTGATCTTTTGGGCCTAGGTTTCCTTGTCCTGGTTAATTCAGTTACTTGAGACATTCTTTGCCAGTATATCTTGTGGTAATTGATTCCTCAACCCTACCTTTTTCAACGCCATCAGTTCTTCCGTGGTTATCCCTGAAAAATCCATCTTGAGGATATTGAGGTTGGTGTGGGTGGATTCTGTCTTGGTGATCTCCATCCACTTGCTCCGCTGACGGATACTCAGCCATTTGACCGCGGCCCAGCTGTCAGGCGGATAATGCTTAATAATATCTGTGAGTACGACCTCCCCTCCCACGACCGAGACTTTCGTTTCCACGTGTGAATACCCAATCGCCTTCCTGTACAATGCTACGGCCACCTTTGCGTCGGCAGTTGCCTTTCCTTTATTCAGCATTCTGGCGAAACCTGGCTTTGTCCTTTTCCAATACGTGAGAGTATGTTCACTGACCTCCATAAAGTCTGCTATCTCTCGATCCGTGCATCCAAGCAATGCTAATTTGAATGCTTGCTTAGGACGATTCCGATTCCATTGAATCTTTTCCATGACTAATCTGACTTTGACTTTGACTAATTTTACGTCAAAATTACAACAAAATCTAATAGGGTCCAAATAAAAAAACAATTATTTTTTAAAAAGGTTACCTGAGCCGCAATCTGACGCTTTCTGCACAACCACTTTTTTTACGTGTGTACGTACAAAAGCTATCTGTTTTTTATTGTACTTCGGGTGGAGGGTGGTTTAGAACCATTTCAAAAATTTGAAATTTTGATAAGGTCGGTTTCACACCAATTCAATTTGTGCGTATGAAGGAACCGCATTGAAAGACCTGAGCAAAACCAGGCATTCAACGCCGGGGGGGTGCCACGCAGGACCTCACACGATGCGGCAATGCACTGCCATACTACTTTCTTGTATGCCTATTACGCACTACCGCACTCTGGCAGTGCCATCGTGCCAACGTGTGGTGTGGTACGGTATACAAACATATATGGTAATATGCCTTTACCGCACATCGTCTGCGGTGATGCGGCATCCTTACTTTCTTGCGGTAATGCCGTATCTCTCTGAGCCATAGTGCCTCTCAATGCCGCATCAATACACAACCAAAACGCCATGCCTCAGGCAGGCAGACCGTGGCGATTCTTGCCACCACTTCAACCTTAAACATATTACACTATTATATCTACCACAACACCACTCATCACTGCGACTGTGGCTGATACGGCTATTCTTTTACCTATTACTTACTTTACATTAATAACTAATATCGGGTAAACTTATTTTTTTATGGTCACTTACTCATTACCTTTAATGTGACCAAGTTATACCTGGTTATACCTATAGTTACCAGGTCATGCCTATAGTTACCACACTATACCAAGCAGTACCACATCATACCAATAATTACCTGCCAGTACCACTATATTGCCTAATATGCCTTTTTACTGTGGTAAATTAATGATGCCATATTATTATTTTTTACAGTACACTACATTGCCTACAGTTTATTAGTTGTAACATCGTCCACGTGTCAGCCTATACCACTACATTTGTAGGTGTACATTATATGCCTATAGTTATTTTTATGGCAGATATATGTTAATTTATTGATACTCAGTACTGATCAATTTATGGTTACTCTATACCGCATTCTTACAAGTGATTGGACCAACGTATGGCAGGCAATACAAACGTATTGACCACATATTACAAGGCAGATCAGGCGTTTTCTGGCAGTTTCTGAGCCATGTTTTGGCACTACCGCAATCTGTATTGACTTCGCGGTAGCCAACGTATTTTTGCGGTTGTGAGTATATTGTGATTACAATGTACTGATTACCACTATGTTCAGGCTAAATTATACTAAATTACTGTTCTTAACGTGTTTTTTTATGCCTGTAATGTTTTGATTAACAGCCTTTTGTAACCTTTTTTAAAAATACCTTTAAAAAAATTTGTTTATTACAAATATAGTTCCTAAATTTGTATTGTCGGTTTTGATAAAACCACAAGCGTTCGTTGAAATGTTGAGAATCAGGCGGTTAAGGACAAGACGGCATGATAAGGCACTGAGATACAGTGGTTTCAGACCTTACAAGACAGATACAGCGTATCCCTCACCCTTAAACACTTGCGAATCACCGTGTTCACAGCCATGTGAGCCG